TTACCATTAGCCTTAGTCCTACTACTCAGTGGCTGTCTATCCCCCTTCTCTTTACTGAGTGGTATCGGTGGGGGTGGGGGAGGCCCGACAGTAAATGCTAACACACAAGTAGGTAAAGAAAACAATCAGTCAGTTGTTGACCAGAGCAGCGACATATCAGGAGAGAACGTAGAGGTAGATCAATCAACAGGTGGTTTCACAGTGGACGGAGCCATCGATAACGTCAAGGTATTGAACCAAGACATACCCACATGGGTAATAATCCTTCTAATCTTAGGATGGATGCTTCCTAGCCCTCAGGAAATATGGAGAGGGTTTCTAAAAACAATAACATTAGGACGGTATCGTGGATAAAGAATCTTGGCTTACATCAAAATCTATTCCTTTAGCTTTAGTCGGAGCTATTCTATTACAGACAATAGCTGTTGTCTGGTATATGGCTGGGTTGGATAGCTCAGTTGAAACTAACATGAGAGATATAGCTCGTCATGAAATACGGATAGCTAAACTTGAGACATCAGCACAAGAACTATCTCTGATGAATGCTCGTATAGATGAGAACATTAAATCAATAAGATTAACTCTAGAGAAGATGGCTGGTAAAGATGGCTAAGATAGAAAAGTCTAAGATGAAGTGCAACAAACCTAAACGCACTCCTAATCACCCTAAGAAATCTCATGTCGTAAAGGCTTGTGATGGTGGTAAGGAGAAGATCATTAGGTTTGGTCAACAGGGTGTGTCAGGTGCAGGTAAAAGCCCTAAGACAGCTAAAGAGAAAGCTAGGAAGAAGTCCTTCAAGGCTCGTCACGCCAAGAATATTTCAAAGGGTAAAATGTCAGCAGCTTATTGGGCTGACAAGGTGAAGTGGTGATAAATGGACCCTATCACTATAGCTATGGCAAGCTTCACAGCCATCAAAGCTGGTGTGTCAGCAGGTAAAGAGATAACTTCTCTGGCTAAAGACATAGGTAGTTTGTTTGAAGCTATAGATCAAGCCAAGGATAGTCATGACAAGAAGAGAAGTAGTGTCTTTTCTAGTGCAAATGAAGAAGCCTTGGATACCTACGTCAATCGTAAGAAGGCTGAAGACTTAGAGAATAACTTGAGGGAAATAATTATAGCTGCCAGAGGATACTCAGGGTGGCAGGAATTAGTAACTCTTAGAAAAGAAGTACGTCTAAGAAAGAAGAAAGAACTAGAAGACAAGAAGAAAAGAAATGCTGAACTGTTCGAGAAGATAGTTCTCTGGGGTGGTATTACCTTGATAGCTCTGTTTACCTTTGGCTTTGGTCTTTTGTTTCTTATGTATTACATGGATAAACTCTAACCAAAAGGAATGTAATTTGTCAAGTCCTAAACCAACTAACCCTGCGTTATGGAATCGTGCAAAGCAAGCGGCACGTAAGAAGTTCAAAGTCTACCCATCAGCTTATGCTAATGCTTGGGCATCCAAGTGGTATAAAGAAAAGGGTGGTAAATGGAAAGGCAAAGACAACAGAGTTAGGAAGGCGTAATGGCTAAGGGTGGTCTAGGTAAATGGTTCGGTGAGCAATGGGTTGACGTTAAGACAGGTAAACCCTGCGGTAGAAAGTCAGCCAAGAAAAGTAAACGGCCCTACCCTGCCTGTAGACCTAAGTCTGTAGCTGGTAGTATCAGCAAGTCAGAGGCAAAGAAAAAGACAGGGCCGAAAAGAGTTAAGTGGTCAACGACAGCATCAGGTAAGAAAAGGAAGGGGGGCAAGTAGCCCCTCTTTTACGTTTCAGTGCCCCAATCATAGCAGGTGTAATCCTTTACTAACCAACCACGATCTTCTATAAGTTTAATCCCTACACCTATACTGTCTATACAGTCATCTGCTGTCTGATACATTTCAGGACCAGTAAATGTTTTACAAATCCCGTTATCTATATGACAGGCTAATATCAAAGCTGCTAACATTAACTCTTCCCTTCCATTTCAGTTATAAGTTTGTCTAAGTACCAACGTGCTTTCTTTAGATCCTCAACAGGATTACCTTTGTATCTAAACCTGTGTAAGTACTTCTTAGTATTGCCTTCTAGGTAGCCCATGAACATAGTAGCTTCCATGTTATCCTTCATGTAATCAATGCATTCGATTGACCCATCCCCGTAGTGTGGTGGGTTGTTTACATTATCTGTTTCAGGTATATCCAATTTACTTAAATCCCATTTAGCCATTTGTTTATCCTCAAGGAACTGTGATTAGTTCAGCTTCTGTAAAAGGAATATGAAAGAACAACTCACCCTTGCGAATATACCTACCCTTAGCAGGTAACACACAGTCCTTTGTCAGTAGAGTATCCTTGATACGCCAGACTTTCTTTAAGTCAGACCGAAAGACATAGAAGTTTAGGACACCATTCTGTGTACCAAGTTTATCTAGTAGTCTTTGTTTACGTTCAGGGATACGAATCTCTTTCCACTCTAAGGGCCAATCTTCTTTCCATCCTGTCTTAACTTCAGCTTCATTGAAGTATGTGTACTCTCCTTTCTGAGACACAACGTCAACACTATAGTTCTCTTCGTTGTTGACAATCTGATGCCCCTTAGATTCTAAAAGGGACACCAGTGCCAGCCTTGCAGGTGCATCATACGCTTCATACAATGCCCTGCTAAACTGTTTTCTTACAGCAACCATTAGAGTAAGATTTCTAAGGCTGCTATCACGGTAACGATTACGGCGTAAACTTCTAGTCCTGTCATGTTAAGATCCTTCTTTAGCTTCTAGTGAAATTCTTAGTTTATTTACGATGGCCTCATTAGCTGCTTGTAAACTATTTGATTGATAGTTTAACTGCATCTGTATATTATTGTTGTATTGAATCTCCTGTAATAGTTTATGTTGGTCTTCTGTAAAGTCTTCTGTCTCATATTCTTTTTCATCTAAGGTCATAGTAACCATATCTAACTCCTTATGTTATGTCAACCATTTCACAGACATCACCTGTACATGCCATAGTCTGACTACCCGCAGTGTTATCTTGTTTCTCATACTCTTTTAGTTTGAAGAAGTCAACAGCTTTTGGCATCTGACTTAAACTTTCTTCGTACTGTTCCTTAGTTATCTCTTGGTAAGGTGCTTGTTGGTAGGTGTGTTCGTTGTAAGGCAAGAAAGATACACCTGACATTTCATCGAAGTGTTTATAGACAAAGGCTCCTACCTCAAACCATTCGTCTGACCTCACATTAATAGTAACAGAGGGCTTGTGCTCACACCAGTGTCGTTGATACATAAGCCAAGTCTCTAGCTGTTCAATAGCTGTCATATCCTCTGTGACAACAGCACCTGAGGGTGACTTGACAGGGAAGGAGAAGACAGTTGTTTGGTCTGGCTTCATGACACAAGGCTCGTTAGGGATACCTTGGTCAGCCATGAACTGTGTTAGTGGATCTTTGTTGTCACCCCTGACTGTTCTAATGTAGTAGTTAGAATGACGGGCATGTATTCCAGAGGCTGAGTCAACGAGTTGGCTGACCGTTCCTGAGGGTTTGACACAAGTAATAGCAGCAGAGGGGTTGATACCAAGACGCTTAGACAAATCAATGTTTGTTTCAACTGCAACCTCTCGTAGTTTTTCAAGTGTCTTAGACAACCCGTGGTTCTGTGTTGTTGTCAGAGTGTTGTCCATTATCCCCGTAAGGGACACTCCAAGCAGACGTTCATCTTCTGTGTTTCTTTGCCACACTTTTCGCAGGTATGGAAATTTAGTGTAGGTGGACTGAATGGTTCCCAGAATACTTGCCATACGGACTTTGCGTTCAAGATCATCATAAGAGTCTGTGGCACGGATAACAACTTCCGTAAGATTACAGAACTGATACGGACGCAGGATGATTTCGCTGCAAGGATTGGTTCCGAAATCCCATTCAGAATCACGCCGCCCATACTTAGCAGCTTGTTTCTTAGATGCCTCACGATTAAATACTCCTCTTTCACCTGATCCAGATTCCACAAGCGACATCCACTCACGCATAAACGACAAACTGTCAGGCTTCTCTGAGTATGCTACTGAGTTATTAGCCAAGGCACGTTGAGGATTGTTCTCCCACCATGCACCTGACTTAGCATGACGCATACGATCATCTGACAGGTTAGACAAAGAGATCATAGCTGATCGACGTACACCACCAACGACAACAACCTCACCTATCTTACACATAATGTCATGGCACTCAAGACTAGACAGCTTTCTACCCTGAGAATCCTTGAAGATCTTAACGACAAAGTTAAATAGATCGATTAAGGGTGCAGGTCCACTAGCTCTACCACCAAATGTTTTAAGTCTAGCGCCAGCAGGACGTACCTTTGACACATCCCATTGAGGGATCTCACCAGCCCAGAGGAGAGCAAGCACTTGACGGAAAGCTTTAGCCCAACCTTCTTTACTATCCTTAACGACGATTGTGGTATCACTGTTAAACAGTTCGGGAACTTCTGGGAGTTTACTTATGAACTGACGTTCAACACTGAACCCGACACCTGTACCACACAAGAGGATGAACATAGCTTCATCGAAGGATTTAGGATCATCTACGGGTAGATAAGAACAGTTATACCCTGAGGTATTATCACGTTCTAAAGCTGGACCCGCTGTCATCATAGCTCTCATGGATGGCATGATCTCTAGAGACAGGATAGCATTGCGTAACTGATTGACGTAGCTGTCATTCCCAAGGACAGGACGAACAACCTTATCCATGTACCGTTCTACTGTCTCGTCCCAAGTCTCACGGCGTCCTTCTTTCTCCAACCATCTAGCATAACGAGACGTGTGAATAAAAGCTTGATAATCTGTTGGTAGGTAGTTACTCATCCTTACCTCTTCCTCTCATTGTTTTGTCTTCTTCTAACCAGATCATTCGATCTATGTCAGCCCTGACAATGCCTATATCTTTTAACTCTTTGTCTGTCAACTGATTTAATTGTTTGATTGCTAGTCTATGTGAACGCCAAGTTGCAAGGTAATTAATGTATCGCCAGAACCATGTCATCTGTTGTCACCTGACCCAGCGAGGGTTCCTCTTTCCATACGTCCTTGTAACTTCTGCAAGTTCTCAGCAGCAACATCTGCCATGTCAACATTCAAGTCACGGCACAATGCAGCTAAGTACCACAGACAATCACCTAACTCAGCAACTATAGAATTGTGATCTAACTCACCATCCCTGATAATCTTCTTAACCTTGTTAGCTACCTCTCCAGCTTCAGCAGCTAGACCTAAGGCTGGGTACACAATCTGGTACTCTTGTTTATAGATTGCTGTCTGTGCAGCCTCATCCATATAATAATTAAAACCCATATCTTCCTCTTCATCTTCAAACCAAAAGTCTAAATCAGGATCGTTAGTCACTCTTCCCATTCTGCCCATGTCCTTTCTTCATTGGATACGTCTATATATTTATTAGGATCGATCAAGCCTTCTTCGACTAACAACTTTACCACATGCCTTATAGATATATCGTTCTCTTCTAACAGCCAAATCAAATCAAAATCTTCAGCCAAGGTATCAAGTTTACTCTCATAGTCAAACATTGTCAAGACCTTTTCTCCTTAATCCACTCAATTGGAATGGTTTCTTTTGCATATAAGAAGTTGTGTCTGTCGCACCAATCAGCATAGGTAGACTTAGCACCCTTAGCTAACTTAGCTTTAGGGTTACTGAAGACAAAACGAATGTCGTATTCTGGATGTTGTTCTTTTACCATGAGATGTTTTACCCTGTCAGACGGAATAAACCTTCCTTTAGTTTCAATTATAATTCCATTAGGTAACACAAAGTCAGGGGTGTACGTTCTAAATCTCATGTCTTGCCATTGAATCTTTAGTGTTTCGTACTTGAATTTAACTTTGTGTTTCCTTAGATACTGTGCTGTTCTCTTCTCTAGTCCTGATCTGTAACGCATTTAGGTGGCTCCCATAGTTGTTCTGGGTAGCGTCTTAACCACAGAAGCCTAGCATTCTCTATCACTCTGTCCTCTTCACCACCATACTCTCTCAGACATACCTCGTACAGATCTTGTTCTGTCTTGCAGTCAGTCACCATTCTCTCAGCTTTAGTTGGACCGATACCGTATAGACCTATGATATTATCTGCCCTGTCCCCTGTAAGTATTTGTTTGTAAAAGAACTTCAAGCCACTAAACTCATCGACAACTTTGAACTCTCTCTTGTTAGGGTTGTAATGTCTGCATGGAATCTGAAGCATGTCTTTGTCAATGGAGACAACGACTGACTCAGGTCCACCCTCAGTTGCAGCTATAGCTATAAGATCATCAGCCTCTTCACCCTTAGATACTTCCGCTTCCCAGTTCTTTGACATGTGCTTGCGGATACCTTGAAGGTGGTGAGGTTTTTCTACGTCCTTCCTGTTGCCCTTGTACTCATGGCTGACAGATATGTCATACCGAAAGTTGCCCTTACCTGTAAGATACACCTTGTACTTTTCTATGTTATACTCAAAGGCTACCGCATCGATAGACATCTGAATGAGATCGTCAACCTTATCTGTGGCGTCAGCTAACTCCTGATCCTCACAGGAGAATGCTGCACGATAGGCAAAAGGATCTCCATCTATAAGTATCATTTACCGTAACCTCGTAGAGCCTTCCATGACACAGGGAATAGGTCACACATCTTATCACTGATGTGAGAGGCTACCTCTCGTGTCTCAGCCTGTGTGTCAGGTGCTCCACGTAACTTACACATATCAGCAAAGGCATCCAAACTACCTGACCAATACCACTCAGTCATCATGCTCTGTGGCAGAACCATACGTGCTTGCTCAGGGCAGACACCTTGACTCAGAAGTTCTTTATATAAATCCAAGCATGAACCTATCTCTCTGAAGTCTGACCATACGTCTACACTGCCCTCACTACCCTGTTTCTTGTCAGGGCTACGTCCACGCCATACATCAGGTGCGTAAAACTCAGGCTTGTTATCCACATACCTACGACTAATCTCATTCCAACGTAGGAACTTATGCTTGACAAGTTGTCTTGCCACAAACACAGGTGCCTTGATGTGGAAGCTTGCAAAGCAGTGCCC